TGGCACCAAAGAACAGTTGCACACGTACCTTGAGAAGTACCTTTCGGCAACGAAGAAGGGTGACATTCTCTTTGAACAGGAAAGTAAACAGGATGAGACACTGTGTTTACCGAGTGAATTCTCGTTGTTGGCTTTGCTGGAAGACAGGCGAGATCCTGATTTCAATGCTGCAAAGAAGTACGTGAAGCGCCGTAAGATTGACGAAGAGGACTTGTGGCGATATAAGATTGGGTTTTGTGACAAGGGTGAGTACTCGAGGCGCATAATAATACCATCGTTCGACGTGAACGGAAAGTTAAACTACTTCACCGGTCGTTCAGTCGACAAGATCAGGATGAAGTACAAAAATCCATCGACACCAAAAATATCTGTTATTTTCAATGAAATAAATATTGATTGGAAAAAACCTCTTGTGCTATGTGAGGGCCCGTTTGACTTATTAAAGTGTGGAGAGAACGCAACGTGTTTGTTGGGAAGCGACTTTGATGAAGAACACGCACTGTTCACCGAGCTTGTGTTCAACTCAACGCCCGTAATATTGGCATTAGATGGTGACATGTGGAACACAAAAATTCCAAAGATCGTCAAGAAGTTGCAGGAATATTCAATAGACACAAAGGTTCTTGACACGCGTAGCGTGGAAGATCCAGGTTCAATGACAAAGAAAGAATTTCAGGAATTGTTGAAGAGTTCAACGATGACGTTTGATTGGGACAGCATGTTTGCATCTCGTGTAAATAAAATGAGTGACATAAGATTAAACATAAAGTTATAGGATTATTACATTAATCATATGATGCAAAAAGAGAAGCTTCCAAAATTACCACGTGATTGGAAATGGGGAATTGATAGTGGTCGATGCTGGTATGCACATAATTCAATATTGTGTCGTTTTGTACATTGTTCGAAAAGATTTCTAATATCTGACGGAAGTTTGCCGGTATCGTCTCGTGTTGTTATTGCAGTCATGCGTGCAAATGGAGTATTATAAATGAGGAATTATGCGCATCCTGCATGTCGCTGATATTCATGTGCGCGGGTTAACGCGACATGATGAACTTAAAGAAGTTGTTGAAGCATTAGTCATCGATGCAAATAATCGTGGTGGTGTTGATCACGTATTGATTGCAGGAGACACATTTCACACAAAGACGCAAGGAATAACACCTGAAGTTGTCGACTTTATTAGTTGGATATTCAAGAAGTTATTGACAATAAAGTGCTGTACACTCGATAATTGTGTAAAGATACACATCACGCTTGGAAATCATGATTTCAATCAGATGAACAAGTCGCGAAAGGACATCATAACGTCAATCGTGAACTTGTTGAACGATGACAACATCAAGATGTACCGTGACTCAGGCGTGTATCAACTATCACCAGGATATAATCTGTGTTCATTTAGCTTGTTTGATGAACAAAATTGGGACGTAGTAAAGCCGGTACAAAACGAAGTAAACATCGCAACGTATCATGGGCCCGTCAATGGTGCCCAAATGGAGACGACGGATTGGAAAGTCGACACAGGATTGGACGTAGAGTTCTTCAATGATTTTGATGTAACAATGCTTGGTGACCTCCATATGCATCAATATCTTGGAGAAAGAAAGACTTTGTCGGGGGAAAGTCGCCCGTTTGTAGGATATCCAGGGAGTTTTCTTCAAAACACGTATGCAGAGACGTTAAAACATGGGTACTTGTTGTGGGACATTGAAAAGAAGGGTGAATGGAATGTAACGTACTGTGAGTTACCAAATCCTAAGCCATTTTTAACAATTCAATGGATGGGTAACGTAGAGGACACAGTCGCACAAGTAGTTCGAAAAGATTGTAGGGTGCGCGTCAAGAGTGATGGCTTCATGTCACATAGTGATGTGTTGGAATTACAATCACAGTTGAAAAGAATTACGTTGGAGCTAACATTTAAGTCCGAAAATGTCGTAGACACAAATTCGGTTTGCATTGGTAAAGACACGATATCAAAAACTGATCTAAAAAATTCAAGCGTTTTGATAAAGCTTGTCAGTGATTATCATCAAAACACTGACATGTCAGAAGATGAATTTGCTACAATGCGCGAGTTGCTTAGATGCTATCTACAACAAGTCACAGACGATGCAAGCATTACGCAACGCAACGTAAAATGGTCGCCAAAATGGTTATCGTTCAATAACATGTTTCAGTATGGCGACGGGAACACAATAAATTTTGAAAAGCTTTCCGGTTTGTGTGGTATTTTTGGACCAAACGGCTCGGGTAAGTCGTCAATAATTGGAACTACAATTTATTCATTGTTCAACACGACTGATCGCGATGGGTTGGTAAATTTATTAATTCCAAACGAACGAAAGACGTTTAGTGACACACGTATGATCGTAGACGTAAATGGTGTAGATTATGTCATTGAACGTAATATAGAAAAGTATGAAAAAAAAGGAAGAACATTTGCGAACGCAAAATTGAAGTTGTTTAAACTAAATGAGATTGCAGCTGAAAATGCGTGTGAAGAGCAAAGGATCGACACCGAAAAAGTAATTCGCAGCATGCTTGGCACAGCAGACGACTTCATGATGACGTCAGTGTGTGTTCAAGGCGACGCTGAACGCTTCATAAAACAAGGTTCAACGAACAGGCACAAGATTGTGTCAAGATTTTTTGAGCTTGACATTATCAACAAGATACATGACTTGTGTAAGTCAGACTTGAATAACGCAAAAAACATCATAAGGGCACTGCGAGATTGTGATTGGGAGACTGAAATTGCGACATTGAACGACAATTTGACACACGCAAAGCAGGAAATTTCTAACAAAGAAGTTGATGTCACAAAAATTGATGAAGAAATCGCAGATTTACGTGTTAGCATTGCACAGTTTGGTGAAGTTGTCGTCGTGACGTCAAAGCATGTAGATGTACAACGTAGTGTTGTAGATCAGTTGGTGTTAAAAGAAAAGCAAATTACTGAAGAAATTAACGACGTAAATAAAAGTATAACAGATCTCAACGATAAAATCGTAAAAATTGATGCAACGTTGCAGCTAAATGACATAAAGAGTTTACAAGAAAAGTTAGATAAGTTAGTGAAGTCAGAAACTGACGCAAAGATAGCCGAACGAAGTAAAGTTGAAGAAACGTTGACGTTAGATCGATACACACACTCTTTACAGGTTTTACAGGACGTGCCATGCGGCGGCGTGAATGAATTTGGTGGATGCATTTTCATAAAAGACGCAAAACATGATGCCGACAAGATAGAAGAACAAAAGAAAATAGTTTTTGAAATAATCGATAAAGTGAAGACGATCACTGAGCAAGTCGATGATTTGAAGAAAGAAAACGTAAGAGACAGTATTCAAAAGATTGAGAAGCTAAAGCAATTAAAAAGTAACGTTGCGACAAAGTTGTCAGAACATCGCGTCAATATAATTCGTCTGGAGACAAAATTAGACGCAGTCAAACGTAACAAAATAACGGAAACTAAAAAGTTGAGTGAACTTGAAGTAGCTTATAAAAACGACAAAAATGCTGAGCTCGTTGTGTTAAAGACGAAGCTTGAAGCGTGTATCACAAAGTCAAAGACGTTGAACAATGAAAAGAATGAACTTTCACGTGAGTTAGGTCGAACTGAAACTACGCTTGAAAAGACGTTACAAGACAAAGAAAGACGTGCAAAGGAACTAAAGCGAATTCGTGCGTATGAGCTCGTGATACAGGCGTTGTCGAAGAAGGCAATACCACTCATGATCTTACGCTCGCAGCTTCCGGTGATAAACAACGAGATTTCAGAAATCTTGAAGGGAATTGTCAACTTCACTGTTGAACTTGAGATCGAAGAAGACAGCGACACGTTGGAAATTTACTTGAACTATGGTGACAGGCGACGGGTGATTGAGCTCGGGTGTGGCATGGAAAAGTTTATAGCCGCGATGTCAATTCGAGTCGCGATGATAAACGTTGGTACTTTACCAAAATCGGACTTGTTTATCATAGATGAAGGATTTAGTGCGCTTGATGATACGAACACAGAAGCATGTAATAGATTTCTATTGTCTTTAAAACGCTATTTTAGATTAATTCTTGTCATAACCCATAGCGACGAGATAAAAGATACAGTTGATACTGTGATTGAAATTTCCAAAGAAGATGAAGACAGCAAAATAGTTTTTGAGTGAGGAAACATGAAAACAAAAACGTGGTTTGGAATTAAATTAGATTGTGTATCTAAGGGTTCATGGGATGTTCATTATGGTAAGTACGATATATGGGCGTGTTCTATAAATCGATACAACACTATATTTGAAATTCGTCTTTGCGAAAATGGAATGTGTGAAGCAATAATTTTTATAAATTACTGTAGAATTTCATCAGGTGATTGTTCAAATGAAAAACTTGCGCGCGCAAGGGTGAAAAATATAATACACAAAGTAGGACTGTTGAACATGTTTTTGAACAACGTATAATATGACATTTGAACCATATCTAAAAGATCGTCTCATTGAAAGACATGAGAACTACGTTGTGATTGTGCCAAAAGACGTAAATCCGACAATGCCACTTGCGTGTCCTGTGTGTGATTACCTATTTTGTTCAAAAGAAGATGAAGACAGCTACGAAGAATTTTATTGTTGTGACTTTTGCTCAATGACGTGGGCATATTCACATCGAAAGCAGTGGGAAGAAGGTTGGCGACCAAGCGAGAGCGAAGTCAAAGAAAAAATGTCAGAGAGACAAAGTATGACTGTGACGTTTTGAATACTTATGAGTTGGTTCATATGAAAAAAATTGATTTGAGTAGTTTACAACAATGTATCGATACGTCGTGGGGGCGGTCTTCAACGCCATTGACTGCGACAATGTCTGTAAAGTACACGCTTGCGGGTGATACTATCGTTGCGAGTTATCAGGCACTTGTCACACTTGTCACTGAACGCCAATTAATAGAATTAAAACGTCGTTATAAAGAAGAGAGCGATGCTGTGATTGAGGCGTCGTTGAAGAACGTTCAGAAGAATTATAAAGAGTTGACTGGGCAGACGATAAAATTTACGCAACTTGCGTATGATGATAGTATTGAAATTTTATCTATGAATTCAAATAATTCGAGGCGCACAGCACTTTATCGTCGAAAGTCAGTTTTTGAATTAAAATAATTATGAGTTCGTTTGTATATTATATTGATAATATTTTTAATGATAAATTGTACGTTGGTAAGGCAAACGATCCTTGCAAACGTTGGTTGGGTCATTTAAAAAATGTACTTTCTAATAAAGATTTTAAGTTATATCGTGCAATGACAAAATATGGCGTCGAAAATTTTAAAATGCACGTATATGCAGAATTTAAAACAGAAGATGAAGCATATGATTTTGAGAAGAAATTAATAATTGAATGGAAAACAGTAAAACAAGGGTACAACATGAAAGAAGGTGGTAGAGGTGTTAAACAAACACTTACTACGCGAGAAAAAATTTCTAAATCAAATACGGGTAAAAAACATACTTTTGAAATACGACAAAAAATGAGTGAACAGCGCAAAGGACACCCAGGATATCGTAAAGGTGTTCCGGTCACAGATGAAACTCGCGTTAAAATGTCTTTAGCGCGTACAGGTAAAAAACATTCGCCTGAAACAATTCTTCGTATGATAGAAAGTGCCAAAAGACGCGCCGCAACAAAAGAAGGCAAAGAATTGTTGGATGAAATGAGAACGTTGGTTAGCAAACGTGAAAGTACACGAGGTACAAAACATTGGACGTATGTTAAACGTTTTAACGATATGATGCAAGATATCAACAATCCTTACGATGGGTTATTGATTACGTGATTGAAATGGTGTTTGCCACTATTTATTTGTGTGGCAGCAAAAAAAGTACAGCGCAAAGATCAGATTGATGAAATAATAAAGTGTGGTAAAAATCCCGTTTATTTCATCAATAAGTATTGTAAAATTAGACATCCTGTGAAGGGAATAATTCCTTTTAACACGTATCCATTTCAGGACGATTGTATTGGTGCGTTTGAAAAGCACCGCATGAACATAGTTTTGAAGGCGAGACAGTTGGGATTATCAACTGTCACTGCTGCGTATGCAACCTGGTTGGCGCTCTTTCACAAAGATAAGACGATTTTGGTTATTGCGACAAAGATGAGCACGGCGTCGCAGTTTCTTAAAAAAGTGAAAGTGATGCTCGAATACTTACCTGTGTGGCTCGTGTTACCTGAAGTCACGGTGACAGGAACAGAAATCAAATTTGATAATGGCTCAACGGTCGTTGCAATTCCAACGAGTGCAGACGCCGGCCGTTCTATGGCACTTTCGTTGCTCATATGCGACGAAGCGGCATGGATACAAAAAATGGAAGACATCTGGACCGGATTGTCGCCCACAATTTCAGAAGGTGGAAACGTAATACTTCTTAGCACGCCCAATGGCATGGTGGGAACAGGTGGATTATTCTATCGCTTGTATTCACAAGCGTGTACAGGATTAAATGAGTTTAATCCGATATGTTTACCTTGGAACGTGCATCCTGAACACGATCAGGCGTGGTTCACAAAAGAAACGTCGAACATGTCAAAAAAGAAAATAGCACAAGAGTATGTGTGCGACTTTTTGACGTCAGGTGATACTTTCCTTGAACCTGAAGAAATTGAATATCTTAAATTTAGCATATTACAACCAATAGAAAAACAAAGCGTCGTAGACAAACACGGCACAGGAAATGATAGATCGATTTGGGTATGGAAACGACCGGAGCTCACAAAAAAGTACGTAATTTCTGCTGACGTTGCCCGTGGCAATGCACATGATTACTCTACATTTCACGCGATAGACATAGAAACTTGCGAGGTATGTGTAGAGTACATGGGTAAGATACCACCAGAAAAGTTTTCAGATGTCTTGATAGAATATGGCAAAAAGTACAATGATGCGTTGCTCGTCGTAGAGTTGAACTCGTTTGGTTACACAGTAAATGCAGCGATACGTGACGCAAAGTATCCACACGTATTTTACGAAAAAGGAAAGAACGATCCTTTCAATTTTAAACCACCTGACGACGGTGAAGTTATAACTCCTGGCTTCAACACTAACGGCGCTGTGCGCCTACCGATGCTCACGAAGCTGGGAGAACTAATTCGTACAAAGAAGCTAAAGATTTATTCGCAGCGCTTCTACGATCAAATTCAAGGCTTCATGTGGATGGGTAACAAGCCGCAGGCAGCAAAGGACAACTTTGACGACTTAGTGATGAGCTTAGCAATTGGGTTGTGGCTCGTTGAGACTTCACCCGTCATAGACGATAACCTCGCTGACATGACGAGGGCGTTGTTGAATAGCACAAGCATTGAAAGAAGGTCATCTGAGCACATGCCACGTATGAACGAGGTTTCGCCATTGATAAGTCCTGGGATGATGAACGCACAAAGCGCGTATAAAGCACATCACGTAGATAACATGAGGAAGCAAGTTGTGAATAGGTACAACGAATTGACAAATTTTAGTTGGTTATACAGATGATCAACGGGAGCGTATATTTATTGCTAAGGTTTTATTATGGGAAATTCAATCACACGTGATCGTCTACAACAGCTCATCAAGGAAGAGTACAATAAGCTTAACGAAGAAATCGATAGCACAGGAATTCGAACAGTCGTCAACTCTGCGTCTAAGCTACTCGATGCAATCGCTGCCTTCGAGAAGGATCTTCCACCGAAGTCTGTAGAAGCCACAGTCATTCACACAAGTGAACTCAAGAAGTCTCTTGAAGACATGGTGAGCAATCCGGCGAGCTACTTGGTAAAGCCTGTGAAGATGGTGAGCCTAAGAGCGGTGAAGGAAGGCAAGGAGATTGGTAATGATCCAGGTAAGCTTGAAGAGGTTGAGCCTGCCGCGTATAAAGCACTTCCAAGTTCTTACAAGAACGATCATGCATTGACATTTTACTACGATGAAAATGACAAATTATATGCAACGCACGACCTAGGTGGAGAATTTTGTTGGACAGGTAAAAAATGGACACGTACTGCGATGCCGAAGCGCATCAAACGACCAAGCGGGTGGTCATGGGAACAGTGGGAAAAAAATAACTCAAAATAATTTTGTGCACAAGGAATAGCGTGACACTATCTTCAACGTGGTTAAATTTATATCATGGCAAAAGTTTCTCGTGAAGCTCTAAAAAACATTGTGAAAGAGTGTCTAATTGAAATTCTTCAAGAAGGCATTGGAGGAATTGTTACGAAACGACCTCAACAACAAGTGGAAACAAGAAAAATTACGCCCGTTCCTCAACGTCCAAAACAAAGTTCTGCGTTGCTAAATGCCATCAAGGAAGTCTCAGAGGGAAATCCGTTGATGGCTGAAATATATGCAGACACCGCAAAGACGACGTTGCCAAACATGCTTAGCGAGGGAAGTGAAGGAAAGCCATCGTTGAATAATGTTGAACAATTCAACGGGGCGCCCGAGGAAGTGTTTGGTGAGGCTGCATCTACGTGGGCTGACCTTGCGTTTGCTGCGCCAAAGAACCCGGGCTCAGGCGTGCAGATGATGTTGGGTGAGTGAGAAAGTAATGCTTCGTAAGTCGACGTGTCTTTACGGACACGTGTGACGTTTAAGGTGACAATAACGACGTGGAGACTTATTTAAATACAATAAGTTTATTGGGAATTAAAAGATGAGTAACTCAAAAGACAGAAATTTGTTTCAACAACTGTCGACGCTGTTCAAGAGCGGAAGCGTTGTCAAGCGAAAGGTACGAAGCTACGACACTGCGATGGCAACGCCCGACAAAGTTAAGTCGAGTGGCGTGTTGCTGTTTCAGAAGTCGCTGTCGCCGACGTATGCGACGATAACTTCGAACGCGTACAACCTCTCTGAGAGGTTAATGAGAATGCAGGATTTTTGTTTATCAGGCGATACGTTGATAGCAACACCTGATGAAAAAGGTTCAAAACGCATTGACGAAATTGTTGAAGCCTGGAATAATGGTGAAAGAGAACAACTTGTGTTCTCATATGATCATGAAACAAAAATGATTGTTGCGGCAAAAGTTACCGGTGCAAAGTTCATTGGTAATAAAGAAGTCGTAAAAGTTATTCTTGATGATGGGTCAGAAATAGTTTGTACACCTGAACATCGTTTTATGCTTCGTGATGGTTCATATGCTGAGGCGGGAGATTTAAGGGAAGATGTATCGTTGATGCCCTTCAATAGAAAGTTAGGTGGTAGAAAAGACGCGTATCGATACGTTGAGATGCCAAAAGGACATGACAAAGCAGAACATACGTTAGTTGCTGAAAATATTGTGTGTAGAAAAATAGCTGTAGGTGAATGTGTACATCACATTACAATTGCACAAAAACAAAATAATTTACCTTCAAATTTACGAGTGATGAACATACGTGATCACATTGCGTTACACGCAGCTGTAAATAATGCAAGATTTAGTGATCCTGAAACAGGCGGGCAAGCGCGCAAAAAAATGTCTGATCTCATGAAGAGTAGGTGGGAAGAGACAGGAGATTTACGAACAAATTTACCACTTGTATCAAATAAATTACATGATGCAAAAAGTCAGCGAATGATAGTCTTCAATAAGACGTATAAACCTGGTCGCCACAATGCGGGACGTACTGATCAGGGTGGGTTACAAAATGCAAATGTTGATAAAAGTTTTACATTTCAACATGTATGTAATGCTTACGTTAAAGGAACAACAATAATAGAATTGTCTAAGAAATTAGATCAATGTGTTGGTAAAGTAATCAACAGAATTAAATGGGCAGGATATTATTCATATGAAGATTTTGTAGAAAATTACAAAAATCACAAAGTCGTTCGTATTGAAAATACTAAAAACGTTGTTCCTGTTTATGATATTGAGGTTGCAAAATATGAAAATTTTGCACTTGCAAAGATCGACGTGGCATTAGGATCGCAAGGTATTGTATTTGTTCATAATTGCGAGATGGAGCAGACACCGGAGATAGCTTCTACGCTCGATATTGTGTCAGACGAAACTGTGTCCGTGGACGACAAGGGCCGCGCTCTTCACGTCTACAGTGACAATCCAAAGATTAAAGAAACTGTCGAAGAGCTTTTCTATGATACATTGAATGTTGAATTTAATTTACGTTCAATTGTTAGAAATACAGTTAAATATGGTGATGGTTTTCAGTATATAGACGTACATCCAAACTACGGCGTCGTTGGTACATTCCCAGTGCCCGTTAATGAAATTGAACGTGAAGAAAACTACGATCGCGACGACCCATTTGCCACACGTTTTCGCTGGGTTTCAATGGGAAATAGGACACTTGAAAATTGGGAGATCGCACACTTCAGATTGATGGGTAATGATCAATTCTTACCTTACGGGTGTTCTTGGATTGAGCCCGCACGCAAAATTTGGCGACAGCTAATGCTTCTCGAAGACGCAATGCTCGTCTATCGCGTGTCAAGGGCTCCCGAGCGCCGCGTGTTCTACGTCGATGTCGCCAATTTGCCCGCAAACGAAGTCGAAGCGTACATGCAGCAGCAAAAGCAGGCATTGCGAATGAACAGCGTTATTGATAAAGACACAGGTAGGGTCGATTTACGCTATTCACCATTATCGATTGATGAGGATTACGTAATACCCGTCCGCGGCGGCGAAACTGGCACCAAGATCGACACGCTAGCCGGCCTTCAAAATCAAGGCAACGTTGAAGACGTCGCGTATCTACAGAAGAAGCTGTTTGCTGCGTTGAAGATACCTGCAGCATATCTCGGCTACGGTGACGCGTTAGGATCAAAAGCGTCCCTGGCTCAGTTGGATGTGAGATTTTCTCGTTCAATTGCGTCAATTCAACGCATCATCATCGCAGAGCTCAACAAAATTGCAGTCATTCACCTGTTCGCACACGGCTTCAAAGGCGATGACCTGCAGAATTTTGTGCTCCGGTTGTCTAACCCGTCGACTGTCGCGCAGCAACAGAAGCTTGAACTTTGGCGCGCGAAGTTTGAGATTGCGGGCTCTGCGCCCGAAGGAATGGCATCTCGTAACTTCATTCGTAGAGAGATTTTGATGCTCAATAATGAGCAAATTGAAACGCTTGACGAGGAGCGTTACGATGAAAAACTCGTTGATGCCGCAATTGAGAACGCAGGCGCAGGTGAACAAGTCGTTGCAGACACAGGCAAAGGTGGTGAGAGCGATGAAGACTTATTTGGTGGAGGTGGTGAAAAAGAAGGCGCTTCCGAAAAGGAAGAAAAGCCCCAAGCGGGTGCAGAAAAAGAGGAGAAGCCCGAAAATGCCAGTACGTTGCCTGATGACAACTTACAACTGTTGACTTCGTCGGACGTTGATGAGGACGATGATTTTGTCAACAAGGCAATGCTTGAGCTCGACAGTGCGTTGCCAATAAAGCCAAATGGTCACCTGCAAAAGGCATTGTATAACAATCAACGACAACGTCACAATGGTGCATCATCAACGTACTCTCCTGAAGTCGACAGAATGGCAAAGACGGGAGACTTGCTTGACGATCCATATGACAAGGACTTCTTCAGAGAGCTTGCGACTGAGAGTAAAAATAACGTCAAGCGAGTTAAAATAACGAGCACATTGCGCAAGACGTTGAATGACATGGCGAATAGCAAGCGCTTTAGGGAAGCAAACTTTGACGTAGGAACAGAAAAAAGAGTTTTGACAGAGGGAATTGATGTACAGGACGAGATAGATGAATTAAATCAAAATATGGAGTTAGATATTGACGTTGACATAGTGTTGTAATGGAGAGAAACAAAATGAGCAAGACAGATAGTCTACGAGAAGAAGCAGATCAGATTTCACAGTTTGTGTTAGGATGCGACAGGAGCCAAGCGTGGCTGCGCGTTAAAGCAGGTGAAATGGCAAAGACTGACTTTGCAAAGAGACTTGCAGAGCTAATGTTTTTGATTGCAGAAGACGAATAAAAACTTGAGTGGGTTACCGACTCAGAACAGGTAAAACTGCGTTTGTGGCTCAGTGGTACAGCCGTTCCTGTCCGGAACAGACGTGATGTTCGAATCATCACCAAACGCACCGTATATTTTTAAGTTTCATAAGGCGACAAGAACAATGATCGAACCATGCCTATCTGGTTGTCACACAAAGGAGTACTAGATGTTGTTCGTAGTCTATGAAAGCCGTTGGATTCGCGGTGTCCGACAGGAGTGGGGCCAAAGACCTGATGGAACCTGGGTCTATTTACACGATAGTTAGAAACCTACCCCACAAGTTGGTAGTTATTTTAGTGACTGTATCTGGAACTCAGAGACTCAAAGCTACGAAAGAAACACACCAAAAACAAATAGGTGACAGCAGGATAGGCATGGATCGAACAAATCAGTAGAAGCACCTGTTGACACGGCATCGTCATCACCCTCTTGTCGGGTAAGTGGTGATTAAAAAATATAGTCATTATCGAAGTGGGTGTCAAACGCTTCGATTTTTGACTTTAAGATGATACTTATTTTTGTATCACGTTGAAGTGGCACAGAAGAGGTTGACACATTGTCAAAATCACACAATAAAAAGCGTAACGTAACTCTTGTGTATGAATTCTTGGTTCAGACGATTGCACAGGCACTTGTTGAAGGTAACAAAAAACGTTCATCGGGAGCATTAAAAATAATCAAGCGAAGGTTTAAACCTGGCACTGAGCTTTGTAAAGAGTTTCGGCTCGCAAATTCATTGTTAAAGACAACGGTGTCTTCTGAATTCGTTGCGTCGTCAATACTAGGCGAAGCAAAGCAGGCGTCAAAGAAGCATGATGTCAAGCTTCTCGATAAAGAGAAGTCAATGCTCATACATGAAATCAACTGTGTGTTGGGCGCTGAGACGTTTGAACAACGGGTGCAGAATTACATTGAACACGCAACTGTTTCTTCGTTGATCAATGAGTGGCGATCTGAAAGGTGTGACATACAGCAACTCGCTACGTTTGAAGACAAGCTCATAAAGATGTTGGTTGCTGATAAAACAGTTGTAGACACGTTTGTTGTTGAAGGAACGCGCAACGAAGACGATCTTGTCATGGACGTCATGTCGAAGAAGTTAGACGACAAATATGGTGATGCATTGACTGAACAACACAAGAAAATTGTGAAGGCATATGCAGTAGGTGAAGACAAGCTTCGTGAAGAGGCGTCAAAGTTGAAACAAAACATATTGTGTGAAATCGCAGTGCACAAGTGCTCAGTAACAGTAAAAGAAAAGCTCAATAAAGTCAAAGAAGTGCTCGTAAATGAGAACTTTGATTCTTCAATTGACGATGTTGCACTAAAGTGCATTGAATACGTGAACTTACTCAATGAACTGAGAAGCGAGGAAGAAAATGCCTAAATTACTTCGTGAGTACTTTTCGCTCGATGACGTTGATCCTAAAGAAGTGAAGAAAACGTTTGAGAACGAGGGCAAAATAATTCTACGAGGAGTGATGCAACGTGCAGACACGTTGAATCAAAATGGCCGTGTGTATCCGATGGCGATACTTCAACGTGAAGTAAGAAACTATCAGAAATTCATAATTGAAAACAGAGCAACAGGGGAACTTGATCATCCGCCAGAGAGTACGATTAGTTTTAAGAACGTTTCACACATTGTACGTGAGATGTACATGGACGGGAAAGACGTGTTAGGATCAATTGAAGTGCTCCATAGGGTGCCATCTGGGATGATATTGAAAGGATTGGTTGAACACGGTGTTAAAATTGGCATATCGTCGAGAGGTGTTGGAGACGTAGAAGAAAAAGGAAATTATTCTGTCGTTCTCGACAATTTTCAGATGATATGTGTAGACGTCGTGAGCGATCCAAGCACCGTCCAGGCGTTCATGCTTCCTGAATGTAAAAACGTTAGTGTAAGTGATTTACATAATTTACGAAGACACTTCACGAAAGAAGATAGAATTAATAGAGTGTTGAACGACATCTTGTGTAAAGAACGTTGATGTGAATACTTATCACAAGGTGAGTTATGCCTTTAGGTAATGTACAATCCGGTGCAGGGAACGCTGTTGACTATCAAGTTCCAGGAATTCCGTGGGTGACGTCTTCAACGACGGGTGTCAATGAAATTATTCAGCACAGTTTTCCAACTATTTCTAATAGCGTTGTTGTAAAAAATGCGCTCGTTAGCTCAAACAACTTACGTGTTGGTTTTACCACAAATGGGTTGAAGGGTTCAAATTACGTTGAATTAGCACCTGGTGAGAGCATTGCAATGGATGTTCGAATCATAGATTTATTTATTAGTGGAAGTTCAACGTCATATACAACATATGCTGAACTTACAACTATCAACAGAACGATGTCAATGGTATTGACGGGTTCAAACAACGTTCAAGGAATTGGGTAATGACGCTAATTGGTACATTTGCACCGTTGCCATTAGTTGGTGGAACGTTAACAAGTCCTCTGAACGCGGGTGGAAATGCAATCACAAATTTTGATAATGGACATACAACGTCCGACCAAGCATTAACGCTTGATACAAGTACGCCATTAGCGGCGTCATTGTGGACGGGATATCAAGCGGGTGACGCAGGGGTAGTATTACGTGGATTGACTGCATCAAAGATATATTTGTGCATAATAGGAACACGCGTTTTTGTTTACACTGACGCAGATCATACTGTGGGAGGTGCAATTGATATCGTTGTTGGTATGTCAATTACGACAGACGTAAATGCGTTAGCAACGTGTACATTATCTGGTACACCAATACCTGATACAAGTAATTTGCCTATTAGCATCGCTGGCGCGTCTGCAACAATCACAACGAGTGCTGGTGGATTCACAATTTCTGCAACGCGCAAAAGTGGAACTGCGTGTCATGCTCGAGGAAAATGGTGGGTCAATACATTTGAGGACGTGAAATGACAACGATTGTTGCAGGTATGTCTGCCGGCATAAGTGCACGAGCATTTAGTCCGATTCAAATACCTAATATGACATGTTGGTTGTCTACGTCTGATGCAATAGTTACATTCTCAAACATCGTTACATCGATAACAGATCGGAAAAATTCGTTAGTATTTTCTGCGAATCCAACACAAGTTCAATATACCGCTAATGATTCTATGTTGGGTGGCAGACCATCATGCACAACTTTTTCGGAATTAGGTTTTACTTTTAGCACTAACATAGTACCATCTGGATCTGCACGTACCGTTGTTTCAATTGGGCGTTGTTCTTCGAACGGTGGTGTGACGTTGCTTCAAATGAGCGGAGAAAATACGCATCGAGTTGCGTTTGTTAGATTAAATATTGGAGGATATCTCGCGGCGAGTGGTGCCGCAAATCTTGTCATAGGTACTTCTGGACCGGTATCGACGGCGGCTAAATGTACTATTTGGACAATGTCGTCTACACGCGATATTACGTGCGATGAGGGAACAGGCAATCTTGTAAAAAGTGGTTCGCCATTAGCTACTGACGACACTGGATCAACTGCTGCAGGTGGTAGTTTGTTGGCGTCAATACCAGGTCTTTTTGGCGCACAACTTTATTCATTGGCTGAATTACTTGTTTACAGCCGTGTGTTAAATGCTACTGAAATTTCATCATTACGAAAATATTCTAATAATTTATATGGAACAACGTGACATAAATATCGACATAATTGGAGTCAATATACTTATTGTTTAGGAACATTATATGAGCGGTGGATTTAGCCAGTCGTCAGCAGGAGGTAGCATTGTCGGTGGTGCAATGTTAGTCAACATTGCTTCAGGAACGCTTCAACTATCAGGATCTGTTGGAACAGACAATGGTGCGCTTGAAACTACACAGCTTCTTGGGATCCCCAAGGCTGCAACTTTGTCAAAAGTGTGGCGATTTCTTGTCACAGGTAGTCAAAGCACACAGTTATCATTTTTGACCGCACCACGATCAATGTTGGTGAGCGCAATTTCAGGAAGCAAAGTGTTTTCACTAAAGAGTGACCCATATACTCCTATCTATTATGCATTTTCAACAGGTTCAACGGGTGAAAGTGTAAGTTCTACTGATGTAACAGGGGCAACACAGTGTGATACACTTTTTCCAGGTGAAAGATTTGACTTGCAAATTCCAATTGGAATAAGTTCACTCATTGTGAGTGCATCGGTGACGAGTTCAATTTCGTTATCGGTGACGTCGTGAACAGAATAATAACACGTAGGTTAGCAAGGTTTAAATCACACTGTGATTCACATAATCCACGAAACGTTAATGGTTTATTTTGTTGGATGAGAGCCGATTTGCTAACTACATTAGTTGGATCTGGCGTAAGTGCTATTAACGATATAAGTGGTAATGGCATTGTTGCAGCGCAAGGCGCGCCAACAACTAGACCAACATTGTCATCAGTCGGTACAAATATTAAACATATCGTTTCCGGACCAAATTCGACTTGGTTTCAATTTCAAAATAATGTTTGGTCGTCATTAACGGCCGCCGAGGTATTCATTGTAAGTCGCATAGACGCTACAAGCACGTTTGGCACAATTTATGGCATTGGTGGAACTGCTGATGGCTGTTTTTTTACCGGCGGCGGGATATACGATTCATTTGGTTCGACAGTTCGTTATAATGCGGGGTCATTTGGTGTTGAAGTACAATCGCCTTTTATATACAACGTAAGTGCGGGTACAAACACATGGACTAATCGTTTAAATGGCGTAATAAAATATTCAAATACAAGCAACGTTGTTGCTTGGAATCCAATATCACATTTATTAACGCTTGTAAACACAGATCCTTCAACGTTTTATCTCATTGGAGATTTTTACGAACTAATTGTGTACAATCATGTGTTATCAGCTAATGAACGATTAATAATCATGTCGTACTTAAGCTCACGTTATAACATAAAAATATGACAATTGTTTGATAATTAGTTTTATGTCGTTTAAACATTCGTTATTAACAACAACAAATGGCATTCATTCAATTGATGCTGCAGTATTAGCAAACACTGGTAGTTTTAGTGGGTTTACTGCGTTTCCGAATAAATCATCGTTTGATTCGACTGACGTTGGAAAAATTGTGTTGCAACAAGACACAGGTGAGCGATATGTGATGACGTCATTTTCACCCCCATTGTTTGCGTTACAAGTCAATGGACCTCGTCCTTCGTCTCGACTTGCGTGGCGTACGTCTGCAAATGGAAAATCTGTAGTTGGTTCGCACTTAGCACTTTCTCTTGACATGTTTTGTAAACCAACACTGTCTGATACTGCAACAATGACAGCGAACGTTGCAGGTTTTACGCTCGCCCTTGCAGAATTAGTGTCGGCAGGTGGAGGTAGATTAATCATACCCGCTGCAGGTTGGCATTTTAATGGTTCGCCTACGTGTACAAACTGGAATCACATTACGATTGAGGGTGAAGGTTATGATACGTCGTATATGTACGTACATGGTCTGACAAACACAATATTTCTTGATGTGATGAACAGCTCAGAAGTCGATTATTGTAATCTGCTAAATTTTACAATTTATGGTGTTGATATTTCAGGTGCGACTGCAATACGCCAATCTGATTGGGAAGGTGGAAAAATCGACGTCAGGATTAATAACTGGACGGGGTCAAAGTCAATTGGCGTTGATTTGCGGGGCAGAGAATTAGTACAATGTAATCTTTATATTAACGCAGACATACCGGTTACTGTTCATGAAAATCCGCATAATGCAGGATTAGGTATCGATCATTATACTTTTCATCGAAATACGTTATATAGTTCAGATCATACTGAATATGTTTTTAATGTTAAAGATGCATGTGATGTAACGAAATGTTCGTGGACAGGACACACAGCGTTAGTTTCAGATGGCGGTGGTTTTTCTTTTACTTCAGGACGTGTTGTTTCAGGATTACACTTCGCAAACGTTCGATATGAGAGCGCTGCTTCTGGTTTTGGGATGTCTAATTGGGGGTGGAATCTTGGCGCAACAAATCGATCTAATACAATTAATCTTGTAAACTGTCAAGGCCAGTTTCAATTATTTAAGGCACGAAATACATTGGGACTTTTACTAATTGGATGTAGATATGAGGGTACAGTAGGAACTGCACTCGACGTAGATGGATCATGTAACCAAGTGACGTTGATTGGATTTACAAATAGCGGCGGCGCAGTAATAACGACTGGATTAGTTAACAGCCTTTCCTCAGCAACAATTGGTGATGGAGCAGGAAACTACGTTCCTAGTTTTGTAACTTATATACCTTCAACAAACACATTACAAACATCACTCATACAACGTGGCAACGGTGTTTATTCAGGTGCTATGCGTGTGCCAATGGCACGTGGACAGTCTATCGTGATTGGTGCAATTAATCATCCATGGAGTCATGGACGTATAAACGTAAATGCAATTGCAACAGACATTGATTCAACAATTTCATATGGCGAGGTCGTACCTTCTGCATATGGTCCTTTTCTTGTGTCAGGCACTACAAACTTTGCAAACACAAACACGGCAAGTAAATTATGTTTTTATTCTGATGGTACAAATTTTATATTATTGAATAATATTGACCGCGCGTTAGATGTTGCAGTTACGTGGAATTAGTTTTGAACGTCGTGCAAAAAAAATGAAAAAGATGATGAACGACATTTAACGTAGCATCGCTTTACGCAAAATGATTTTTTTCACGCGCGACATATTTAATGTTATGTCTAAACAACATTCGTCGTTAGCGTCAACAAATGGTATTCATTCAATAGACGCCGCCGTGGTTGCAAACACAGGAAGCTTTAGTTCGTTCACTGCGTTTCCGAACAAGTCTTCGTTCGACTCGACTGACGTTGGAAAAATTGTTTTGCAGCAAGATACAAAAGAACGATATCAGATGATATCTGCTTTACCACCTCTGTTTACGTTGATTAATCAAGGTCCTCGCCCAGGAGCAAGACTCGTACATCGAACAAATGTATCAGGAACAAAAACGCAAGGAACACACTTGGCGCTGTCACTTGACATGTTCTGCACTCCGACGCTATATGACAATACGACGATGACAGCAAACGTGAACGGATTTAGCGCAGCCCTTGAAGAGCTGAGAGTAAATGGTGGAGGAAAATTGATTGTACCGCCAGGTCAGTGGCACTTTAACGGGTCACCTATGTGTTCTAATTGGAGTCACATCACAATTGAAGGTGAGGGGTACGACACGTCATTGTTGACAGTGCACGGCTTGACAAACACAATATTTCTTGATGCGAATTCAGGCGCGTCCGAGGTAGACTATTGTCGCATTAGGCAATTAACAATTTATGGAGCAAATATTTCTGGAGCAACCGCAATTCGTATTACGGATTGGGAAGGTGGTGAGGTAGATGCACGAATCATATTCACTGGAACAAAGTCGGTCGGATTAGATATCCGCGGGCGCGAATTGGTTGATTTGACGTTGTACATTAGCGCTGATTGTCCGGTGTTGGTACATGCAAATCCACATTACACAGTTTCAGGGATGGATCATTTTACAATCCATTCTAGCACTTATTATGGGTTTGATAGTACAGAATCAATATGGCGTATCGTTGATAATTGTGACGTGACAAAGTCTACGTGGGTTGGCCGACATGCACTAGTTACTGATGGAGGAGGATTTGATTTCTCAAATTCTAGGGTTCTGAGCGGTAATACTTTTTATAGCTTGCGACATGAAAGTATAACAAGTGTCGAAGGTATGCAAAGTATGTGGACACTAAATCTTGCCCCAACCGTTAGAGGTGACCATAATACGTTGTTGAGTTGTCAAGGATCACATTGGCTCATTCGCTTACGTAATACATTTGCTACGACGTTGATTGATTGTAGTTATCAGAGCGTTGCAGGAACAGCATTAGATGCAGATGGTAGCAATGATGATTTGGTATCAATTGGCTTTTTTAACTCAGGCGGCGCGTGGACTACTGTGGGACTAGTACCAACGTTGGCTTCTATGCCACACGGAGACGGTGCAGGAAATACGACATATTCAGTAGTTTCGTACACAAAAGCCAGCAATCCTATGCTATATAGATTATCACAAAAAGGTGATGGCTTATATTCTGGAGGTGAACGAATATCATTGACAAAAACAACTTCAATAACGTTGGGTCCAGTGACACACATATCGTTCAAGGGTACAATGCGAGTTAGCGCAATTGCAACAGAAATCGATGCAACTTGGGTTGATGGAGTTGTTTTGTGTACGTCTTACGGACCACTTTTAATTTCACATAACGAGAACACGCCCACACAATTTTCTAATACAAATGATGCAAATAAATTGTGTTTATATAACGACTCAGGTAACTTACGTCTAATTAATAACACTAATCGAGACATGGACGTAACGATCGTTTTGAACTAATTATGAATCGTGCAACAGAATTTAAATTTCAACATAATTAACATTGATCGCTTTATGCGAAAAGGAAGTTGACATGAAAACAGCAAAACTAACTACAACGCTATTGAACAAAATCATCAAGGAAGAAGTTGCGAAATTTGGTGCCGAAGAAGACGTTGAAAAACGTGCCAAGGACACCGAAGAAGTTGATGCGGATGAAATTGCAGATAGTCTTGAAAAAAATATTGATTTCATACATGCTTTAAAAATTGAAGAAACTCGCCTCGTCGCTCGCCTTGCAAAAATCAAGGAACAACGACGTAACATGTTAAAGAAGATTGCAGAAAAGAAGTAATTGTTAGAGGTATGTGATGCCAAAAATTCCAAAATATACAACGTTTTCTCCACCCGCAAATGCAAAAAATGTTTTGTTGAATAGACTGTTTGCGTCACATGCAAATCCTGATCAACTGCCACCACAATTAACAATTGATCCTGGAAAAGAAATTGATTGTGCAGCAGCAGTTCGTGCGCTAGCGACTGCACCCGTTGTTAACGGCGTGGGAGGATTACTTCCACGCGATGGAATTCAACAAGGTAACACGTTACTTTTTCCAAATGGCGTTGACTATACGTTCGCAGGTAGGTCACTTGACGATCCTACACAAACTCCTGACGTTTCTCAAGTTTCGTGGAAAGTTGCCGGAGATCCTGCAAATCCATACGTTCCAGATTTATCTTCACCTGGACCTGGCAAAACAGCGGGAACAGACAAAAATGTTGATCCGCAAATTACAGTACAGGATGTGCAGCCAAATTACATTCCTGGACAACCTAACAGCGCGACGAGAAATCCTGTCGTGACTGGTGCAAAAATTGCAGCAGCAATTAATGCAATTGACACGTCGCTAATAAAAGGAAATTCGGGCGCAAACAACTAAAAATAGTAATTTCTTAAATTATGACAACGCACTTTTTGTGGTGCGTTTGTTATTTTAACAAACTTTTTTGTGATTGTTCACATATGACGAATAATTATGTGTTGGTACATATGTCAAATTTGTATGAAGAAGCACTTGCAGACGTTCGAAAGATAAAAGAAGTTGCAGAAGAGAGCGCAAAACGAGCAATCGTTGAAGCCGTCATTCCAAGAATTCGTGAACTAATTGAGAGCGAATTGATGGGTGATGTTGAAGACGAAGCAAAGGGTGCTCCTGGATCACCTGATCTTCAAGGTGAACTCATCACTGACGAAGATGAAATTACACCAACAGACGTAATTGAAGCACCCGTGGATGTTGCTGTGACTGATGCAATATCACCTCCTGACGAAGAGGGTAAGGTTACACTTGACATTGATGCTCTGGTTGCAGAACCAGAAGTTCCTGTTGAAACGACGGGAGAAGATTTTATATTTGGCGATGAAATTGCACCCACGCTCAAAAAAGTTGCAGACGTTGCAGAACCCGTTGAAATAGCTTTAACGGTTGAATCACTCACTAAGTCTGCAAAAAATGTCGTTCGTGCTGGTAAAATCAAGACCGTGCGTGAGTCAAAGACATACAAAGATCAATTTATCAATTTAATTTCACAAGTTAGAAATACCTATAACGTAGTACAGGAATCAAAGCTCGATAAAAACAAGAAAAAGGAGTTGGTCGAGCAGTTGAGGAAATGTTCAAGTTCGCTCCAGGAGACAATGAAAATCATGAAAAAAATAAACGAAGCTGATGTAACAATGAAGCTGACCGGCCTTCCAGATGACATGGACTTGGACGCGGTCGGTGTTGACTTGGTTGCCGACGAAGCTGAAGAAGAAACGGCTCCTGAGGGTGACGAAGCGGGTGAAGAAGACCTAGGTGACCTAGGTCTCGGTGAAGACGAAGGCGAGACCAAAGACGTGCAAGAAGGTCGGTTGACTGACGACACGGTCGTTGAGATCGACGAAGGCATGCTGCGTCGCGAAATTGCGCGGATGCGTTCTCTCAAGGAAGAGACCGAGCCACAGTCGTGGGGCCATGGTGCAGGCGACGTTGATCAGTGGACTGACGAAGGCGAACCTCTTGAAATCGTCCTCGACGAATCCGACGAAGAGGAAGAAGACGACAAGGGCCTTGACGAGGCTGATGAAATGGACGAACTTCAGAATCGTCGCAAGGACGATGAAGAGGGCGCGGCAGTCGCCGACAGTCATCACTCAGAAGTAGATCCTTACGTTGAGTCATATCGACGTGAGAAGCTTCTTCAAAAGCGCATCAGTGCAAAGATTGACGAAGCTCGTGCAACCGCAAGAGCTGCTCGAAAAGCAAAGAACGCAAAGAAATTCAATGAAGCGAAAAAGTTGTTTGTCAGTTTGAACGCTCGTCTTGAAGAGAGCGTCAAAAAGGGAGAGAAACTATCTCGGAAAATCACCGAGAACAAGAAGCAACAGAATGTTGCCTCACGGCCCACGAAGCAAGCCGACGACCTTCGTAGTAAGTTGGCAGAATCTAATCTGCTCAACGTTAAACTGCTCTGCACTAACAAGATCTTGCAGACTTCGTTGACTGAAGCGCAAAAGCGTGCGGTACAACGTCGATTTGACGAAGCAAAGTCAGTCGACGAGGTGAAGGCACTCTACAAGCGAGTCATCAAACAAGTTTCCAAGACCGACATTAATGAGGGCAAGGTGATTGGATCAGGTTCACAGTCAACAAGGACTTCAGGAATGACAGTCATCAGTGAAAACGTGGAAACTGATCGTTGGGCAAAGCTCGCCGGAATTAAGTCCGGAGAGTAAAGTTAGAATTCTCAAACAAGGAAAATAGAAAGAAGAAATCATGAAATCATTTAGTTTAAATCAGTTGGCCGAAGGCATCCGAGAGCGGCACGTTGGTGCTGAGCGGAAGCGCTTGGTCGAGAAATGGTCACGTACGGGCCTTCTTCGTGGGCTTGACGGTTACAAACGAGAAGCCATGGCGCAGCTGCTTGAGAACCAAGCTGCTCACGCCCTTCGTGAGAGCAATTCACTGTCGTCAGGTGGAGGCAACGTAGCTTCCTCTGGCCAGATGAGTGGCTTCACGAACATCGCGTTTCCAATCGTTCGCAGAGTGTTCGGCGGACTGGTTGCCAACGAGCTGGTGTCGATCCAACCCATGTCACTACCGTCTGGGCTGATCTTCTACCTCGACTACACCTACGGAAGCAACATCGGTGGAAACGCCGGTGAATCTTTGTCAAACACTGCGACCTTCGACACCTACGATCGCGGCGCTTCACTGTACACCGCACCTCCCGGCAAAGGAATCCAAAGTGGATCACTCGCCGTTGGTGGCATGTATGACCTAGTCAACGTCGGTTACAGCAAGGTCCACACTGGTTCTCTCTCGGTCACTGCTTCTTGGGCAGCGACTCAGACCCAAATCGGTGAGTGGGGCAACGGCGTCAATAATAGCTTCGTCGCCGGTGCAACGTTTACTTCCTTGACCGGAACGAACGGCGTCCTCACGAGCTTTGACCCGCAACTTGATGCTGACCTATCGGCCGGTACCGTGTCACAGTGTTGCTTTGCGTACCTTGACGTCTCGGCGATCAAGACCGCAATTCCTGCTGGCGACTTCCTGTCAGTCAATCAGATCGCGGTCTTCGCGTTCCCGACCTCGGGCGGCGTGACAGCGTGGGGACAGTCATACCAAAGTGGCACTGGCGTGCTCAACCTACGACGCTTGAACAAGCGTGGTAACTGGACATCGACTGCGTTCACTCCGGACGCGCTCAACGGCACACAGGTGCAGCTCGTATTGCGGTTGACTTCGGCCGTTTGTCCGAACATGGCAGCTGTTGGCCATGACAATGCTTCAGGCATCGCGCTCTCCATGGCGATTGCTGATGGCCTCACCGTTCAGTCCTCAGACGGCGTGCAATCAGGGGCGACCTTGACTGTTCCTTCGTTTGAATCTGACTTCGGTTCAACGCCTGCTCCTGCAATCCCTGAGATCGACATCAAGATCGAGTCAATCTCAATCACTGCGACGACCCGGAAGCTACGTGCTCGGTGGTCTCCTGAAATGGCACAGGACCTCAACGCGTACCACTCGATGGACGCCGAGGTCGAGCTGACGAGCATCCTGTCTGAGCAGATTGCTCTCGAAATCGACCGTGAAATCTTGAGCGACCTCGTCACTCAGGCTAACGGTGCAAACATGTACTGGTCACGTGCACCTGGCATGTTCGTCAACAAACTGACTGGGCAACCCGTCAACATGACGAACTCACTGCAAATTGGGCCACAGTTCACAGGCACAATCCGAGAGTGGTACGAAGGACTGATCGAGACGATCATCGACGTCGCGAACACCATTCACCGCAAGACCCTTCGTGGAAGCGCAAACTTCTGCGTCGTGTCACCCGACGTTGCGACTATCTTGGAGAGCTCAGTGCTCTACAAGCCGAAGTTCTCAATCGACAGCGCAGGTCAGGTTGGCTCACCGTTCACGATTGGTGCAGAGGCGATTGGAACTCTGTCAAATCGGTTCACCATCTACAAGGACCCGTACTTCCCGCGAAATCGGATCTTGGTGGGTTATAAGGGTGGTACTTATTTGGAATGCGGCTACGTGTACAGCCCGTATGTTCCTGTGATAGTTACTCCAACCATCTTCGACCCAGAAGCCTTCACACCTCGCAAGGGCGTGATGACAAGGTATGGGAAGAAAATGGTCCGTTCTGATTTTTATGGGACCGTTACTGTAATGAACATGAACATCATATAAGTTGAATAAAAACAACTACTTGTGATTGATTGAGAGGCTCGAGTGATCGAGCCTTTCGTCATTTAAGTTACATGAATTACAAAAAACATTGTCATCTTTAAGTGATATGGTATACAATTACTTCATGCCAAAAAAGAAAAATGTTGTTGAAGGCGTAACTTGTAAAATTTGTGATGAACTTTTTGCAGACAAGAAAGGTTTGTCGTATCACATAAAAATTTCACATGGAGTAAAGTTCATCGATTACGTCATCAAATATGATTATGATGGTGTCAAACCAACGTGTTCTTGTGGATGTGGAGGAGAACTTTCGTTCTTTGGAGGAAAATTCACATCATTCATAAGTGGTCATCAGTCGTTGGGTGCAAAGCGTTCTGATGAAACGAGACAAAAGATAAGTGAAGCACACACAGGAAAAACAAACTCTGCCGCTTCAAACGAAAAACGATCATTATCATTGAAAAAGCACCACGAAGAACACCCCGAACACGCTCAAAAAATTAGTGAAGCAAACAAAGAAAAAATTGTCACTGACGACACAAAAGAACTCATGAGCACGACAAGAAAAAACAAGATTGCGACAGGAGAAATTGTCATAAATCGTGACAAGATTTCACAAACAGTCATTCGTCGATACGTTGAAAACAAAACGAACAACGCGTTAGGAACTTATACATCAACAAAGACGAACAAAATATGTAATTTTTATTCTGCAAACGACGTGTTGTTCATGCAAAAGTTTGACAATGACCCAGACATAAAGACGTGGGAACATAGGTTTATGGTACTAGAGTGTGTTGAAGACGGAAAAGTGCATAGGTTTGCTCCTGATTTTCATGTTGAACGAAATGACAATAAACATCAAATAGTTCAAGTCGTTGCCACGAGTTCACAAAAGCGTGATTTGATAATTGAACATTGCAAAAAGCATGGTTGGGAATATG